AATCACTTTAATAATGTAGTGGGTAACTATTACGAACCTGATTTTGAAGATCTAGCTCGTGTAATGCGTGATGCTTTTGAAAATTATACAGACCATAAAAAACGTGCTTTAGAAGAAGCAAAACTAATTCATCGTGATTTTAATTGGGAACGTATTGGAGAAATTGGCGCTAAAACCCTTCAAGAATTTATAGATAATTATCAAGAACCTGAAGACACAAATACTATACACATTAGCTATATAGGTAAACCTAAAGTAGAAATTTTAGGTAATGTATCTAAAGAATATGATATAGAGTTTATTAATAGAGATACTAATGAAATTATTCACAAACAAACTATTCATAATAATATGTGGACGGTTTGTAATAAACAATATTATATTCCTTGGTTAATTAAGATTAATGGTAAAGAATATTCTCGATTAGAATTAGAAGGTAAACGTGTACTAATTTCCCTTGAGTCTAATTCTTTAGGTGATACTCTAGGATGGACTCCCTATGCTGTTGAATTTGCTAAAAAACACAAATGTAAAGTAGTATTATCTACATTCCATAATAATTTTTTTAAAAAACTCCCAGAATATAAAGGTATTGAATGGTTAGAACCTGGAAATTCTACAGCATGTTCTGCTCATTATAGAATTGGATGGTTTAGAGACGATAATAATGGGTGGCAAAACTTTGATATGCACCCACGTCAATGTAATACTATTCCTATGCAAGCTACTTCTAGTGATATTTTAGGTTTAGAATACAAAGAATTAAACTATGGACTTAAGTTTAACAAAGGTAATAAACCTTTTAAAGAAAAATATATTGTAATTGGTCCTAATGCTACAGCTGGATGTAAAGAATGGGTTTATAATTATTGGGTTGTATTAGCTAAAAAGTTAACTGATGAAGGTTATAAAGTAGTATCTTTAACTAAAAATGAATTTCATATAGATGGTGTTCATAATGTACATGGAAAAGATATTAAAACTGTAGCTAGTTATTTATATCATGCTGACCTATTTATAGGACTAGGCTCAGGCTTATCATGGTTAAACTGGGCTGTAGGTAAACATACTATCATGATTAATGGATTTGCTGAAGACGGGCACGAATTTACAGGCAATGTTACTCGTATTATGAATGATGTATGTTTTCCATGTTGGACTAATCGTAATTTTATATTTGACGCCGGCGATTGGGATTGGTGTCCTATTCATAAAGGAACTGATAAACAGCATATTTGCCAAAAATCAATTACACCAAATCAAGTTTTTGAAGCAATTCAAAACTATTTAACTAACAAAAAATAATTTAATATTTATATTATGGATAAAGTGTATTTAACCCCTGAAGAAAAAGAAATTATAAAAGACCTTCAAATATCTGAATCTGAGCTTATTACTAGAATTGGAGAGTTAGAAATTAATATAGAATTACTAAAGATTAAAAAATCCGAAGAAATTTCAAAAATTTCAGACTTAAACAAAAGAAAAACTCAATTGGGTAAAGAGTTACAAGATAAATATGGTGAAGGTTCTATTAATTTAGAAACAGGAGAATTTACAAAAAATATTTAATTTTTAAATTCTTTCTCAATATTTATTATAAAATAATAACCCAATTACAATGGCAGAGACATTAGTATCACCTGGCGTATTAGCAAGAGAAAACGACCAGTCATTTATCACGCAGCAACCTGTAACAGTAGGTGCTGCTATTGTTGGTCCCACCGTTAAAGGACCTGTAGAAGTTCCTACAGTAGTAACTTCATATTCTGATTATCAAAGCCGTTTCGGTACTACTTTTACTAGTGGTAGTGACGAATTTACTTTCTTCACCTCAATTTCAGCTTATAACTATTTTCAGAATGGTGGTGAATCTCTATTAGTAACTAGAGTAGTATCTGGTTCTTGGGATTATGCTACATCTACTATTTATACTTCTCATAGTATTTCTGAATCATTTGCTCAAGTTGATGCCGCCTACTTAACTGCTTCATTTACTTTAGAAGCTTTTGATAAAGGTATCTTATTTAACAATACAGGATCAGGAGGAGCTTTTATCCCAGGAGGATCAGGTTCTTTATATTCAGGTTCTGCTGATAACATAAGATGGGAAATTCAAAATCCAAGTATAACAGATGGTACTTTTGATTTATTAGTTAGAAGAGGTAATGATAATGATAATAATAAATCAGTTCTTGAAACATGGGTTGGTTTATCATTAGATCCTAAAGCTAATAATTATATTTCTAGAGTAATTGGTGATCAGAAATTTACATACGACACAGTTGAAAATTACATAAAAATAGAAGGTGATTACCCTAATGCTTCACGTTACGTAAGAGTAGCATCTGTAACATCTAAAACCCCAGATTATTTTGATAATGCAGGTAATGCTAAGTCACAATATACTGGTTCTCTTCCTTTAGCAGGTAGTGGATCAGTTGACGGTGCTATTTCTACAGGGTATTTAGGAGGTACATTTAGTGGAGGTACAGGTACTGTAATTAATGCTGACGGCGCCAATAATATGTTTACAGCTATTGGAAATGGTGGTAGTAGTATTACTCAAGGTTTAATAGGTAGTGATTATAACAATATGTTAAATCTTCTTTCAAACCAAGATGATTACCAATTTAATGTATTAACTACTCCTGGTCTATTAAACGAAGATCATACTTCACAAATTACTACAGCTATTACTAATACTCAAGTAAGAGGAGATGCAATTTATGTAGTAGATTTAGTAGGATACAATTCAACTATCCCAACGGTTGTAACACAAGCTAACTCTAGAAACAGTTCATACGCAGCAGCTTACTGGCCTTGGTTACAAACTATAGATCCAGATACAGGTAACCAAGTATGGGTCCCAGCTTCGACAATGATTCCGGGAGTTTACGCGTTTAATGACAGTGTTTCTGAACCATGGTTCGCTCCGGCGGGTATTAATAGAGGTGGTTTAACTACGGTAATTCGCCCTGAAAGAAGATTATCATCATCTAACAGAGACACATTATACTCAGGTAAAGTAAACCCAATCGCTTCATTCCCAGGAGTTGGAACTGTAGTATATGGTCAGAAAACTTTACAAAGACAAGCTTCGGCGCTTGATAGAGTAAATGTTAGAAGATTATTAATTGATCTTAAGAGCTATATTAGTCAACTTGCTAAAAACTTAGTATTTGAACAAAATACAGCTGCTACTAGAAATAATTTCTTAAGCCAAGTAAACCCATACTTAGAATCAGTAGTTCAAAGACAAGGTTTATACGCGTTTAAGGTAGTAATGGATGAAAGCAATAACACACCTGATGTTGTAGATAGAAATCAGTTAATTGGTCAAATTTACTTACAACCAACTAAAACAGCTGAATTCATTTACTTAGACTTTAACATCTTACCAACTGGAGCTACGTTCCCAGCGTAAAAGTTAAAAATTAGAATATTTATAATAAATAATTATATAGCAAAATGGCAGTATTAGACCCGAACGAAATTTTCTTTACAGCATTTGAACCTAAACAACCAAATAGGTTTATAATGTACATGGATGGTTTTCCATCGTTTATTGTAAAAGGGGTATCTGGTGTATCTTTAACACAAGGTAGTGTTCCACTTAACCATATTAACGTTCAACGCTTTGTTAAAGGTAAAACAGTTTGGAATACAATTAGCTTTACACTATTTGACCCAATTACTCCTTCTGGAGCACAAGCTGTAATGGAATGGGTTCGTTTACACCACGAATCAGTAACAGGTAGAGATGGTTACTCAGATTTTTATAAGAAAGATTTAACTTTTAACGTAATTGGCCCCGTTGGTGACGTTGTTTCAGAATGGATTATTAAAGGTGCTTTAATTACAGAAGCTAGCTTTGGCGATTACAACTGGGACACAGTAGATCAAGCAGTTGAAATCTCTATGACAGTACAACCTGATTACTGTATTTTGAACTTCTAAGAAAATTTCGAATATTTTTTAAAGAGAGCTTGGCTTCGGTTAAGCTCTTTTTTATTTTAATATGTATTAATGTAAAAGTTATTATTAATAAAAGATATGGATTTTAAATTAC